CTTTTTGCACTGTACTCGTCGGCTGATACGCTTTGAAAAAAACTATTGACAGCATCGTATAGATTGGAATCAACTTCTATGTCCAGATCAAAGAATGTATCAAAGATCCTAACAGTGAGATCTATCTTAGGATTGATTTCGTTAACTGAGCCCATTAGAACGATGCCCCTGGTGTTGGAAAGTTAATGCCGCTACTGTTGACGCCCGGCTGTGGCCTTGATTGGCCAGCTAGTCCTTGGCGCTGACCGCGCAAGTAGTCTAATTTTTGTTCTAGTGTCATAGGACCAAGTCCGCCTGGGATGAATCCAGATAATGTTTCTGTAGTTACAGTTCTAGTTCCAGTGGGGGTTGTGGTAGTGACTGTACCATTGATTAGATTGTTGCTGGGAACTGCTTCACCAAACACTTTCTTTTGCGAATAGAAAACATCGGCACGCTGAGTACCGCCCACTGGACTGGCCACAGTGCCTGCTTGTAAATCTTGTATTTGTCCTTGTCCCACTTGTAGTTGGCTTCCTTGTCCTGTTATAGTAGATGTAGATCCAGGTGGTCCTAAGAAACTGGGACGTGTATCATATAAGGCATCGCTTGCAAATCCTTCCACGTTCTGATCTGGACGTGTATTTCCAATAGCACCTGAATAATATTTAACTGTTTCATACTGTATGGTCATGGTATTTTTCATGATGCCATCATCTGAACTGTATTCGTAAGTGTCGTGATTCCAAGCAGAAATCAAAGGATTGACTAACACATATTCAACAAACTTGTGTTGATCAAATCCGTAAATGCGTATGTCTCTAAAGAACGGAGGCTTACCACTGGCACTGTTGGTGCTGTCGCTGTAGCTTTCGCCAACATAACCCCAATCGTTGACTGCGCGATTATTTTCGTAAATGTCACGATTGTTGTAACTAAATCCAGCAGCGTTTATCTTGTCTTCGCCTAATGTTCCGTTGCTGTTGGGAGTGTTGCCGTATTTCTGGCTGGGATCTTTGTAGTAGTAGGCAAAATAATTGTACCACATGCTGCGAATAAGATCGCCGCCGTCGTCGTGGAACTCTACTTGCACTGGTTCATAATTAATCTTTTTTTGTATAACTCTTTTACGATTATACTGATTGAGTGTATCCGTTTCTATTTTAAACTGCGGCAGTTGAATTGATTTTACTAAAACTCCAATGGTACTCAGTTGTCCGGCACCGTATATGCTTTGTAGTGCTGGTATGTTGGCTGTGTTTATAGTAAAGTAAGTATGGAATAAAAATTTTAAACGCGGAGCATTGGCATACCCATTGGTGCGAAAAACCTTAGAGGCGTGTTGATAGTCTCTAAGGGTTTCGTCGTTTCGATTACGATATAGGTTTACGCCTTGACCAAATGCCATTGTGTGGTATTACAGTCCAATACCGGATGTTGGGCCAGTTACTACGCCACCATTGGTGCGTCCTACTGGAGTACCAACGCCAGAACCCAACGGTGTCTGTAATGCATTATCAAAACGCAGTGTCAAGGCAATTGTAACTGCTTCGCTTGTACCGTAGTTTAGGTCATTGTAGTTGGCGCTGGTTAAGAAGCAGCCATACAATTCCCATGTTTCTAACACAGTAGGAGTAGAAAGTCCATTACCACCGTCAAGGATTTCGCACTTGGTCAGAAACTTATAGTCAATACCGGAAGCAGCAGATGCTTGCTCCATAAAGTCCATTTGCTTCTGTAGCTGTTCACCGACTAAACGCTGAACTTGACCACCTGCATCATCGCGCAGATTGACAGTGATTGTTTCCCAACTTGCTTTACCAGCCAGGTACATTTTGCTGTTGTACAAGTCAATTGGTATTTCTTCAAAGGTTGCTGTTGGACGTTGAAAGTCTATAACTTGTTTAGTTAATTCTGTTCTTGGGGTAGAAACGCCAAAGTTTTCAAACATCACTCTGAAGCGATATTTGAGCTTGGGCATCAGTAGACCTTGGTTTGGATTGCTCTGATCGCTTGCCAAAGGCACCGTCATTCTAGTTAGTGATGAAACGGACATTGTGTATCTCCTATATGTAATTATTTATGATCTTTGCGACCAAAAAAATGGGGCCATTTCGAGCCCCATTTTCTTTTACTTCTGCCTGTTTACACTACCGCAGAACTAGCTGTGTTGCCTGCAGCAATTTCACCTGTGTTCTTGATACGAACTGGAATATAGATGAATTCAACTGCTTTAACTGGTTCAATAGCAATATCAACATACAATTCATTGCGATCAATACGAGCTGGTGTGTTGTTGCTTAAATCACAAACTACCAAGTAGTCATAGATACCACGCTTGTTAACCAGATCTACCAACAGTCCAGTAATGGCGTTGGTGATTTCGTTACGTGTGATTTGATCGTTTGGTTCAAACACAAATGTCTTACCAATTTCGTTCAATCGACCACGTATGTATGCAACTAGTCTAGCTACGTTGATACGATCCAATGCACTTGGGCTAGGAGCAATTGTCTTGTTACCGTAGTTGACAATACCGCTACCTGGAATGAATGTGATTGGGTTGATCTTGTTTTCGTACAGGACATCACGCACACCTTGACCAGTAGCAATAGTTACAAACTCACCAGTTTGACTGTTGACATATCCAATTGCATCAGCATTGTCAATCAAGCCGCGTCGTGTACCAGCTGGTGCTAACCAAGGGAAAGCAACTTCGTCACTGCGTACAATTGTACGCAACATCATATGGCTTGGTGGTTGTACAACTGGGCTACCTGACAGGTCAACTGTTTGGCAACTAGGATAGAACAAACCAACATACTGATCAGTTACTGTGACAGCATCTTCAGCAAATACATCAGTGTTTGTAGCATAAGCAGTCAGGTTAGTTGCAGAAGCATCTAAACGTAATGGTGTATCACCAATGACAAATCCTGTATTGCTACGCTCATTGTTAAGTGCAACCATATTGGTAATCAGTTCTGGGTACTGAGGGCATGCTAACAAGTTGAATTGATTTTGTTCTTCTCTCAATGTGTCTTGTGTGTTGATAGCTGATTTTAGTGCAGCTACAACAATAGAGCGCACTGCCAATCGACCCATGTATGGCGAACCGTCTGCACGATTACCGCTGGCATTTACCCAAGCATTAGTTTCTAATATTGACCAAAAACTAGTGTTGGTTGGCACGTTACCTGTACCGGCTGCAATAGCAACATAAATTATACCGTTGTAAAGAACTTTGTCGCCGCTTACATAAGCTGTAGTTGTATCATACGCTTCTACAGAGAAGTCAGATGCATTAAAGTAGTCAGCTTGGAATGTTTTAACATTGAAACCACTTCTACGTGTATTCCACAGCAGTGTTCCAGCTGGATAAACAGTTGCGTCAGGTGCATCTATGTCCAGGTAGCTGCTGACCAACAAGCTGGCGATAGTAGGGATATTATCTGTGACAGGATCAGTTGTGCCGTTTGGAGCCCAACGTGCATCAGCAAACAAGATACCGTTTTCAGTAGTTTGGTCTGTGTTATCAATTTGAACCCACTGATCTACACCGTTAACAGATTCCCAACGATTTAGCACAGGATAAATTTCAAGATTGCTAGTGTCTAACCATAAATCTCCGTATACCAAAGGAGTGGCGTCACTTTGCTCAATTGGAGCTGTAGTTGAAACAATCGGACCTGCTGGATCAGTTAGTGTTAAGTTATAACCGCGTACATCGTTGCTTAGGGTCTGATAACCTACCCAGACAGTACCGTTATTGATCATGATGTCAGCTTGATTTGTAGCTGAATAATACCAGTAAGTTCCGCTAACAGGATTTTGATCAGGAGCGGTAGAACTAGCTGTGTATGTCAATGCTACCCAGTTTGACAAGATTAGACCTGCATCTTCGCCGGCTAAACGAACACCTTCAACTGAGGTATTGATACCGGCAGCAGCAACTGGAGTTCCAGTGATGTCTTTCAATACAATAACGCCGCCTTGACTTTGTGTAAACACAATTGCACCGGCTGCATTAACTGCGGCACTGACGTTTCTAACGTTGGCAGCAGACACAGCAGCACAGAAATCAGCTGCGGTACCTGTACCACCAATGGTAGCTGTAACTGCTGTAGTTAATGCAGTGCTGCCAGCTGAGCTGGTTTGAATTGTAAATGTGTTACCAACAACAAAAGTTGGAGTAGTGTCATCGCCAGTGATAATAGTTGCATCTTGTGTCAGGCGTTCAAATACTTTCAAAGTGAATGTGTTGTTGTAAGCAGAACCTGTGTCTTCTGGACTCACGTTATATTGAGTGTACAATGTACCTGCTGCAATATTCTTACCGCCACCTGATGGATCTAAAGAAGCATTAGCACTTTGATCATTTTGGAATACAGGAGCCAGCTTTGGAATAAATGTTCCAGTGTTTGTACTGTATTCTTTGACACTGATGTTGGTGCCTAGGTTAGCTGCATTTGTTTTATTCCAAACGCTACCAATTGGTCTTGGTTGGTCATCTGTGCTTCTCCAACGTGGCACTGTATAGCTAGGGCTTTGTTGTAGTGCTGGAGCATAGTATGTTTGAGCTGTTACACCAAGTGTGGTTAATAAACCAGCTGTACTCAGCGGATCAATATTGATGATACCACCGTCACCAGATGAACCGTCGGCTTCGGCAGTGCTATCGCATTCAAGAGTTAAACGATTGCTGCTGTCGGCACTGGCATGAACACCGGTAATAGCTGCATTATTAATTTGTGTTACTAATGACGCTAATGTTTGTCCAGATAAGGTAATTGTAGTACCATTGATGATCAAAGTATTGCCAATTGTCAGAGCATTACCAGTTACAGACTCTGTACCTTGTACAGTGGCCCATGATAGTTTCCAAGCGTCCGATCCTACTAGTACCCAGTCGTTAGTGAAGTTCTTGAAGTACACTGGATTACTGCTATTTGTGGCTACTACAGCATAGCTACCAATGGAACCAATGCTGGCAGCAGGAATGCCTGATTCAAGATCAACTGTGTCTGTAATCACAATTGGTGTGATTACTGTAAATGTGTTTGTGATCGAACTCCACTGGTTGATACCCCAGCTGGTGACACTGGTATCTAACCAGTATGTACCGTTGTCAGGTGCACCGGTTGGGCGGACCAAACTAGCGGTCAGTGCTGATAAATCAATATTTGCACGTTGGATGTAAGCACGATTGCTGATACCCAATACTGAGTGTGCTGCCAACAAGCCGTATTCGTTCAGCTCGTAGCCATTAATTGGTGTGCCGTTTGATGTTTTGTAAAAGAATGGATTACCGAATGTAGCCGCTAGATCTCTTTGGCTAGTCATTAAATATACTTTACCTGCGTTGACTGCCAGTGTTCCTGGAGCAACTGTTAGGCCAGTACCAGAAATTTTGTCCTGGGCAGTAGCAAGCAGAATATAAGGTACAGAGTTGGTTGCGGCAGGAAGGTAGCTTGATTCGTCAATTACAGTAACTTCTACGCCTGGGGATACTAGTGCCATGGTGATTCCTTATTAAAATTGGATACTGATATTTATTCGATAGATCAAAAATCAGGTACTTACGCGACCTTGATTAAGGTCTACTGAATAAATAGTCGTATGAGACCGCTATGCAAGGTTTGTAATAAAAATCCCGCTGCCATCAATGGATATCACCGCGAAAAACTGTATTATCGCAGTCGTTGTACGGTATGTATTAGGCAGGACAAAAGAATAAAGCCAGCGCGGCCTAGATGGCAAACGGCTGGCTATAAGAAAAAACCCACATGTGATAGATGTGGGTTTCGAGCACGGCATCACACACAATTAATGGTATATCATGTGGACGGGGATTTGAATAACTGTGAAGATCGCAACTTAAAAACAGTATGCTTGAACTGTATAGCTGAAGTTGTGCGATTAGAACTGCCTTGGCGGGCCAGTGATATTACCCCTGATTTTTAATTAAGTTATCAACTTGAGCATACAGCTCATCCATAGAGCCGTTATTATCTAAAATATAATTAAACTCGGTTCCTGCCCAGGCTGTTTCGCTGGCATGCACCTTGTAATTGTCAAGAATGGACTTGTTGCTGGCCCAACTTAAATTCTGTGTTGGGCCACCATTTACTACTTCAGCAGCATGGAACCATTCGGGATCTGGTCCTCTTGTTGTTCTAATAACCAAGCCGCCGGCTGCTTTAATTGCAGCAATTTCGTTGGGAAAACGGCAATCTGAGATCACTACGTTATCGCGAAGATTGCGTATTTTATTTTCAATGCTGGCAATCCAAATATCGTCATGAAAACCTCGACGCATTACTTCGGTGCCCCAATACTGTAAAACCCAGCGTGGAGTTAGATGCGGCATGTGTAATCGTTCTGCCCACCAAGTATCTACTTGTTCTCGCCATTCCCTGGATGCTTTGGTACGACCTTCCAACAGTGTTCGATCCCATCCAAATACTGCTGCCACTGCATCTTTGAGTGTGCCGGCAAAACTTTCACGACGAAACTCATGTACGTTTACCAGATAGTCTGCCACTGTGTCTTTGCCGCTGCCGATTAGGCCACAAATACCAATAATCATATTTTCATTCTCGATCTAATTTGTTGTAATTTTGTACTAGCTTCGTTCATTCTTGCCTGTGCCGGTACGGGATTTTCTTTAAGAAATCTTGTATAGGCCGAGAGAGACGAAAACCCTCGTATGATAGCAGCTCGCTCAACATAAGCCGACGGGCGTAGTCCCAGCTTCTCTGCTGTAATTCTAACAGCGGATTTACCATTATAATAGCGTTCGTTAAAATGCGATCGGCACCACCGACTGTATGCCGGGGTGCCGTCTTTATATGTATTAGAAATAACTCTTGCTCGGTTGCAAGCAGCATGTTCGCATGCAGGACGATCCGATTTTACTGGAATCTTAGGATTGTATTTGGGGCTGGTTGACTTAAAATTAATCAAGACAGTTCCTTGATATCAAAATGTCTAAGTGTTGCTTGCACTAGATTGATCTGCTTACGGCAATCTTCCAATGCATGATGTGTAGTTGGCGGGTTAGGACGACCTGGCCAGATACTGCAAAGAGTACGACTGTCCCGCACACTATAGAATTGCCAGGGAATAGGTTTTCCATAGCTCTTGTACGCATGTTCTATAATGTTCATATCGTAAGTGGGACCTTGGGCCCAGACACGCTTACTATGCCAAATTAGCCGACCCAGTTCATCTAGTGCCTGGTCTAACGGAATACGACCTTCTTCGTTAAACGCTTCTTCCCGTGCATGGTCTGGTTGTGATGCCCACCAGTCTATTGTGCTTTGTTGTATGCTACGGTTTTCTTGGCTTTCTAAGGTGATACGGGCGTAATAAAACTGCTCATAGTAGCCTGACCCCAAGGGATCAAAGCTTTGAGCTGCTATTGTTAGAATAGTAGTGTCTGGGCCAGTGCCTAAGCCCTCGATATCGATCATTAAATCTGCCATAAAGTTATTATAGCAGAATCATCGCAGCATGTCTAGCTGTTGTTAGCCAATAACAAGAGTGAGTGGCTGAGATCCATCTACATACAGTTTTAGATCTTCGACGCACTTGTCCATCATTGCTTGACCTTCTGATTTCATAGCTGCACCGTTTAAGGTACCGCCACCGTTGGGGCCTGCAATAGTACCAAATTTTTCACGAGCTTCGCCAATAATGTACTTGCTGGCAGCAACCATGTAGTCTCGGATCCATTGGCTAATTTGGTAATCACTTAGGAGTACAATTTCTGGACGCAAGTTATAGGTCCATAATAACACAGTTTCTCCTGTTCCTTTAGGATCTCGGATTAACTGTAGCTTTTTGGTCACAGGATTCCAAGTGTAGTTGATGTAGCCACCAAACATACGTGCTGCCAGTTCGACATACTGTTGATAAAAATCGTATGTAGCCAAGCTGCCGCCTGATTGATTAAAATTCAACAGGTACACGTTTAAGGTTGCTGCACCAAACGGATCAAAACTAGAACCGCTGCCACCGGTACTGAGACCGATAGTGCGACGGAAGATTTGACGTACTTGTGTGACTTCTTGCGGCAATGTGTATTCGTTTACATTGTCTAATAGCTTCATAAAGCTATAGCTTTCTTCGTAGGCGTTTTGACTGCGCTGACGATATACACCGATTGTGCGTTGATATGCAGCTTCGTAATGTGCTGGGTCCATTTCGACATCAATAATGCCGCTGGCCAGTTGAAGCTGTACATATTCAATCAGTTGTTTTTTAAGTGGATCTAGTGTTTGGTCTGCCATATTGGGGCTCCTTGCCCCAATATTTAGTATGTTTTAAGAATGATCAAGTTATCGTTGCCACGTCCGTTGAACTTGACTTCAGTGGCTTTGATATCCCGAAATGCCTTACGAGCAGCAGGCTTGCCTACACCAGTAATGCTTTTGATCTGCTCTGCAGGTTTGCGTAGAGTTTTCTGTACAGTTGCAGCCGGATCAAAGCCCACAATTGCTGAACCTTTAACAAAAAAGGTACCCAAATGTGTGTCTGCTACCACGTGTATCAACTTGCGCTTGGCAGTATCATAAAACCAAGCTTCGCTTGCACCTACCAGTTTGGTAGGCGATTCTGACTTGAGTTTAAGCTCTGCAAATTCTCGAAGATACTTAAACTTAGCCACTTGTTTTTCAAGTGGCACTGCTTTTTTAGCACGTGGCTTACGCTCTACTTTCTTAATCTGTACATAAGCATCGCAGTCAGCAACAACTTGCTCTGCAAATTTAATAAAATTGCGTACTTGTAATTTACCAAAGTGTCCGTAGCCTTCTGCTAGATCACCGTCCTTGCCTGCTGCAACTTCTTTGAGTTCTACCAAGCGGCGTTGCCAAATTTCTTTAACTTGACTGATCAGCTGCGGTGCCACATTCATGCTACGCAATAAGCTCACAGGCTTGTAGTCGGCTGACATCTTGCCACCAGCTAGGATCATTTCATCGTACATGCCTTCTAGCTCGCCAGCAGCTTCTGACATTTTTTCACGCAAACGATCTTGAATGTTGGGCTTGACTGCTACCACTGCTTCTTCAACTACTTCTTTAACTGACTTTCCAGCTTCAATATAATCAGCAATAGTGGCGTTGATTGTGTCTAATTCTTTGGCTGTGATTTCAAGACCTAATAGATTAGCACGGCAAATCCAGCCAATGCCAATTTTGTAAATAGCAGCTTCGGGTAACTTGGCAAATGCTTTGGACTCTGCTGTACGTTCGTTGCGAGCAAGCCAATCTACAATACAGTCCCGGGCTTCTTTTTTGCCATAGTGATAGTTGTACCAGTTGAACATTCTGGTCATGGCGCTGATACGTTCCATTTCTGCAGGTTGCTTGGGCCAGACGGGTTCTGGACCGTACCCAATGTCTTGACTACGTGGAGTCATAGATTTTAGAGGTTTGTGTACTGTTTTTTCAACAGACTTTTTAGCGACAGGCTTTTTTGCAGTTGCGTTCATGGTATTCTCGCAGAGTTTCAAATTTATATAGCATTATAACAGCCTTTTGGTTAGTGGTCAACCGTTAAAAATTACTGCTAAATAGTAGAAACGGAGAACTAAAATTCCACGCCTAAGTATGTATCGTCCAAATAAGACGAATGATTACCGCTTCTTTGATCGTACCATCAGTGAGCAATTTACTGTGGGCGGGCTTGACATATATATTCACAAATATCTAGGTCCAAAAACCGTAGAAAACGATCCTACAACCACTGGCGTAAATGGCGATGCAACACAACCAAATTACCAAGTAAACGATCCGTTATTTGTACAAGATCTGTTGTTGGGCGAAATACGTGATCGAGCATACGATCCCGACATTTACATCATGCGCGGCGTGTATCGCCAGCAGGACATTGACTTTGACTTGACACAATTCGGGCTGTTCTTGAACAACGATACCTTGTTTATCATGTTCCACTACAACGACATGATCGATACATTTCAACGTAAATTAATGGTAGGCGACGTGTTGGAATTTCCAAATTTAAAAGATTGGAATCCCTTGGACAAGACAAAGCCGCCACTACCACGCTTTTATGTAATACAGGATGCTAACTTTGGGTCGGAAGGTTTCAGTCAAACTTGGTTGCCGCACCTGTGGCGTGTCAAAGCCACACCGCTAGTAATGAGCCAAGAATACGAAGACATTACCAACCAGATACCAGGTACTCCCAACATATGGGATCCAGGCAATTATTATCCCCCGGGGTCAGTTGTTCTTGATGGCGAAAACTATTATACGGCATTGCAGCCTGTTCCGCCTGGCACTGCCATTGGCGATCCAGCTTATTGGCAGCCCACCGATCCAGCCAACATTGGCGATACCTCTGGCACACAAAACAAAGACTACGATGTTAACGATGCTATTATACAACAGGCCGAAGCTGAAGTTCCTTTAAGCGGCTACGATACAGTGAAGTTTTACATATTTCCCACTAACCCAGATGGTACTCCGGCCAACACAGACGGTTTCACTATTGACAATGCATTAGTCAATGCTAGTCAAGCAGATCCTTTGTCGAGTAATGCCACTGGCACACCCAGAGGCGATGGCTACACAGTGGGCTATTTGACCGGTGACGGTATTGCACCCAACGGTTTGCCAGTCACTCCTGGTGTAAACTTCCCTGCAGTGGCCTACGAAGGCGACTACTGTTTGCGTTTGGATTATTTCCCTAATCGTCTATTTAGATACAACGGTCGTGCTTGGATCAAGATCGAAGAATCTGTACGCACTAACTTGACCAATGGCTCCAGCAACAATACTTTACGGTCAGGCTTTGTGAACAATACATACACTGTGCCCACAACGGATCAAGGCAATATACCAAGTCGTCAAAGTCTAAGCGAGATTTTAGAGCCCAAGGCCGACAACGGTAGTCAAGGCGGTAATAAGACGCCAAATCCTTATCCCAATACACAACCCGGACAGAGGTCAAGTTAATGCAGCAATTTTTTTATGACGAACAAATACGCCGTTTCTTACTACAGTTTACTAGAATCTTCAGTAACTTCCAGGTGGAATACGGTCCTGCCAATAGTGATCAAGCCAGCTTGATACGTGTTCCAGTTCGCTACGGCGATTGGTCTAGACTGGGGCAAACTGTTCAACAGGACAACTCAGCCAGTTCGCTGCCATCTACTCCCTTGATGACTTTTTATATCACAGGCATGGAGTACGATCGCCCACGCATGCAAGATCCTTACTTTGTGAGCAATGTACAGGTTCGACAACGATACTTTGATGCAGCTACCGAAACTTACGAAACTACACAGGGCAATGCTTTTACCATTGAACGCTTGATGCCGGTACCGTACAAAATGACCTTGACCCTGGATATTTGGACAAGTAACACCAATCAAAAGTTTCAGATATTTGAACAGATCAGTACCTTATTCAATCCCAGTTTAGAAATACAAAGCACAGATAGCTTTTTAGATTGGACCAGTTTGAGTACAGTAGATTTAGATCAAGTAACTTGGACCACTAAAACTATACCGCAGGGAACAGAAAACCCCATTGACGTCATGACCATGCGATTCTCAATTCCAATTTGGATCTCATCACCGGCCAAGGTCAAGAAACTGGGTGTGATCGAAAAGATCATTGCGTCGGTGTATGATGCACAAGGTGATGCTGTAGATGCTATTACCAACAGTGATCTCTTGTTGGGCACAAGACAAAAATTTACTCCGTTTATGTACAAGACTCTGTTGATTGGCAACAAGCTACAGGTCCTGAAGAATTCAACCACCGTTGACGAGCCCAATGCATCTACTGCCTTGCCAGATTCACCGCCCAGCAATGAGTTTTGGTCTGCGGTAATTGGCATGTATGGTGCTTTTAGATCGGGCATTACACAGATCAGATTAGATAATCAATGGGGTACAGACGATCAAGTGATTGGCACTGTCAGTTACGATCCCACAGACGATCGCTTCTTGCTGTTTGATGTTGATACCGATACTGTGCCGCAGAATACCTTGGCATCAGTAGATGCTGTAATTGATCCCTTGTTGAGTGGGCCCGGAGCTGGTTTACCAGCAGCCACAGCAGGACAACGTTACTTGATCCTGAACAACATAGGCGACGAGCAAAATCTTATCCCAGCCACAGCTTGGGGTCCGTTGGTGGCTGAAGCCAACGACGTTATTGAATACGACGGTCAATTCTGGAATGTGGCATTTGGCAGCACAACCAATAACACAAACATACAGTATATGACCAACGAGACCACAGGTGTTCAGTACCTATGGACCGGCACTGCTTGGGTTAAAAGCTATGAAGGAATCTATCCTGCTGGATCCTGGAGTATTGTGTTATGATGGCAGTGGGTGTATGGTTTTATGCTCAAGACACACAACGCTATCTGTATTTGATGCGAAATGACAGTAAATATCCCAATACATGGGGCCTGCCGGGTGGCAAATGCGAAGCCGGAGAAACCTTGTTGGAAACTATCGAACGTGAATGTTGCGAAGAACTAGGGTCGTTTCCTGACTATGTAAAACTGTTGCCGTTGGATCAGTTCACCAGTCCAGACGATGCGTTCAGTTATCATACTTTTTTCTGT